TCAGTTCCACGGCAGGCTGTTCAGATCCTTCTCGCTGTACCCTCTGCTGAGATAGAGCATGTTTTTTTGCCTCCTGCTCAGCGGCAGCTTGTTGATCTCCTTGACGATCTTCTCCTTCTTGCTCCCGCCGATGGGGTTCCCGTTCTTGTCCCTGTCAGCTTCCAGATCCGCCGTCGCGTCGTTGAATCGCTTGAGGATCTCGTATGCCCGCTTCCGGCTCAGGCCGCTGTCCACGAGATCTTCGTAGAGTCTCGTCTGCGCCGCGCTCAGCGCTTTGCCGCCCGCCGCCCAGTATGTGCGAGATTCCGGCAGCGCGTTCTTGCCGAAGATGGCTGCCCGCAGCGCCGTCCACGGATCTTCCAGCGGCGACTCCACCGGGTATTGCAGCCGCTTGCTGTCGCCGCTGCCCTTGTAGGATCCGCCGCGCGCAACGGCTTCAATGCCCTGCGCGGTTTTCTCGGCCTGTCGGCCGCCCGGCAGGGTATCTCCCGCAAGGCCTATGAGCTGCCGCGCGATCTCTTCGCTGAAGCTGAGCATGTCTCCCTCGGCCGCGTCTGCAAACGCGCCGCCGATCCCCTTCGCCGTGCCGTACAGATCCGGCATCGGCAGCGTCTGGTCTCCCACGCCGAGCAGGCCGGAGACGTTGCGCACATACGGCACATCATTGCTGATGTTGTACAAGGTGTCCTCTGCCGCCGCCGCGAGGTTGAACTTGTCGTTCCCCGCGTTCTCGTCCGTGCCGAAGAGCCGCTCGCCGGTCATCTTCTGCCACACATCGTCGAACCACACGCCCAGCTGCTCGTTCGTCGTCAGTCCGTTGCCGGAGGCGAGGAAGCCCGCCAGCAGCCCCAGCACATCGAACTGCGCCGGCGTGCCGCCGTACAACTCTTCGTCCACTCGGTTGAGCAGGAACGCGCCGAGCAGCGTGCCGACGATGATCCCCGCCAGCCGCCGCGAGGCTTCCTTCTTCCCGAGCTTTGCTTCCATCTCGCGCAGCCCCGGCCCGAAAATGTCCTGCGAAACGTGTTCCCAGCTATTCAGCGCCTCGACCTGGAACAGGTTGACCATCTGCGAAATGAGGTTTTTCGACTGGAACGTCAGCGGCGCCGTGCCCTTCGAGCGCGATCCCATCACGTCGCGGCCCCATCGATCCGCCGCGCGCAGGGCTTCCTTCTCGCTCTTGCCCTCGGCCAGCTCCTTGCGGTATCTGCCGCGCACGGCGATGGTGCTCATCAGGTAGTCCATGCGCTCGAGCGGCCAGAACAGTGCCGTCGTGATCTTGTCGCCCTTCGTGTTTGTCAGGTAGCGAATGCCGCGTTTCTCCGTCAGGAAGTCGCTCCTGTCGGCGAAGTCGCCCTTCGCCTTTCCGCTTGCGATGTCTCCGATTGCCTCGGCAACGTACTTCGGCCCCAGCTCGCCCGCGATGAGCGGCAGCTGCGCCGTCTGGTTCAGCGAGGACGAGAGATTGCCCGCAACGTTCGCACGGGCGAATGTGCTCACGAGCTTGCGCCCCACGTTCAGCGACATGCGCCCGACCTCGCGCTCCATGCTGCGGTCGTTAAAGAGCTGCTTTCCTGCGAGCTTGTTCCCGTAGTCGTCCAGCCATGTGACAAGATCGCCGTATTTCGTCGTCTGCGTCACGTCGTTGAAGAGGTCTTCGGTGTACTGTTCCATCGCCCGGTTCATCGCCTGATAGCTGAGCTTGACGTCATCGTCGACGATGCCGTTTGTTTTCAGGAACAGCTCCTTTTCCTCCGGCGTTGCGAATTTCAGGTCTTCCGCCTGCTCGATCAGCGCACTGATGTCGTCCGGCGCGTACTTCCTGCGGAAATACTTCGCCGCCGCGCGCACGCGCATCACGTCGTCCGTATGATACAGAACGTCGCTGAGATAGTCGATGTACTTCTCAAAGCCCTTCTGAATGTCATAGTCCGTGCTCGTTCCCTTTCGGTGCTGGAAAAACGGATTGTACCGCTTGTTCGGCTTGAACTCCTTCGTCAGTCCCGCGATGCTCGCGGGCAGCTTGCCGACCTCCGCGCCCAGGTCGACGCCGATCGCCTTGAGCGCGCTTTCGAGCTTGTTGCTCTCCGCTTCCGGCTGGAAGTGCGGGGCGTACCCCTTGATGAAGCCGATCGGCTCGTAGCCGTGCGCCACGAGGAAGTCGTTGATCGCGGCATAGAATTCATCATAGAGCCCGCTGTACTTTTTCGCCGCGTTCTCCACTCTCGCCTTGTCCACGCTTCCGCTGTCCAGCTCTCTCTTTGTTTCGAGCCAGTCTGCGTAGCGCTGTGCAAGCTCGCGCTCCTCCTTGCCGTGCAGGCCAAATTCCCGCGCCGCGTCCGTCATCTCCGCGCCGTCGAGAAGGTTCTCCGCCGCGTGAATGATCTGCTGCTTGATCTCGCTCTTGCCGACCATTTCCTCCACGGCCTTGCCCTCAATCATGAGCTGTGCCAGCGCACGCTCGCGCTGCGTCAGCGCCGCGTCCTCACCGTCCGCTCCCTTGAAGGTGCGCACCTCGTCGTGCATGCGGTTGACGAAGCGCTTTCTCTCCTGCTCGTTGACGTAGACCGGTTCGAAGATCGCCTCGTTGATCTGCTGTCCTCTGTCCCAGCCGAAGATCGCGCGCATGCTGCGCTGCGGCGTGCGGTGATACAGGGCGAGGCCGCTCTCCGGCGCGATACCCTTCCCGCGCTTCGCTGCGGTGAATTCTCCTTCAAAGTGCTCGTCGAAGAGGTCTTCCATCTTTTCTTGCAGCCTTTCGCTGATCTCTCGTCTGCGCTCTTTGATGAGGTCTGTCGACATGGACTTCTCTGCGCTGTAGTAGTCTGCGAGCTGCATCACCTTGCCGTGGTTCATCGTCGCGGGAATGTCCTCCTCGTCGTACAGGCCGGATGCGATGTTCCGCGCGAAGTTCTGCTCCTTCGGCGTCGCACCAAGGCGTTTGATCGCCTTGCGCGTCTCGCGCTGAATGATCTTCGCTGCCTGGTCGTTGGCGATGAGCTGGTCAACGACGCTGTAATCGCCCGCGCTGTTCTCGATCTTCACGCCCAACTTTTCGAGCGCCTTTGTGCCGCCGAATTCGTCCTTGCCCCTGTTCCGCAGCCGCTCGGCCTTTTCCGCTGCCTGCTGCGCACTCCTGCCGGAAAGATAGGCGTCCAGATTCGGGAATTCCTGCATGTTCGGCTTCTTGCTGCGCTCATCCTTCACGCGCCGCACGGCCTCCTGCACGCTTTCCGGCATGCGTTCAAGCTCCCTGCTCCACTCGTCGCCCTCGTCCTCCGCCGAGAAGCGCACGTCGTCCCCGTTGCTCCTGCCGAATGCGATCTCCGCCGCGAGGTTGCGCTTGATGATGTCCGGCGAAAACGCTACCGCACCATCGCTCGTCTTCACGCCGGCAATGTCATTCGGTTCCAGAACGTTATTCCACAGCCACGATACAAGGCTTTCGTCGTCGTAAGCGGCAGCGCTGTCAACGATGTCTTCCGGGTCGAACAGCTCTGCAAAGCTGTCGTCGCTCACGTCCTCATAGTCTTCCAGCTCCCAAGGTGTATTCTCGTCTGTATTGTGGCGCGCCTCAATGATCTTTTCCTTAATGTCGGAAATGTCCGTCAGGGAAGATTCCTCTACGGAGAATGCTCTCTTTTCGTCGCCTCCGTACCCGCTTCCGGCTCTATCCGGTTCGTCGGCGAACATCGCATATCCGGCGCGGGACATTGGGTCGTCGCTGGAATAGAACCGGTACGAAAGCCCCTTCTGTCGATAAAGCTCATTGATTGCCTCATCGAGCGAGATGCTCTTCTTCCGCTCTTCGATCGACCTGTCGTCGAGGCCTGTGAGGTATCTGCCGTCGCCTTCGTCCTCCGCCGAAAACTTCACCTTTCCCCGCTCCTCGCCCGCCAGCTGCCGCGCCACTTCCTCGTTGAACGCGCTGTACTTGACATCGCCCTTGCTCTGTGATAGAATCGCGTCCGTAAGGTCAGCAGCGTATGCCACCGGCTCGGGATATTGTTTCCCGACATCTCGGAGCAACGCCGCGGCCTTTTTTTCATCTCCGGCGATAATTTTGCTGTCCCTCGCTCGCAAGTCGAGCCAGTTTGCAAAATTCTCGCGCCCGTAAATGCTCTTGATCTCGTAAGCGTCTATACCGTCTACGCTGCCGTTCGGATTTACCGCAATCAGCAGTGGGGCGGTATTATTTTTTTCTGTTTTTACTGTAATGCCCGGAATAATCGAAATTCTCCCGTCGCCCTGCACGATAAGCGCAGGCGACTTAATAAGCTCCGGCAGCTTGCGAATGACGCTTTCGCTGATTCCGTGCGCAGAATTGCTCGGATTGTTACCCGCAATTCTCGTTGATTTTCGCAGATTGCTTTTCAGCATGAAGAAAGGCTTTTCGCCTATTCCAAGCGCGCTCAGCGAGTTATCGGCACCCGCTATATAGATGTCATCGCTGCGCCCGACAGTCTTTGAATCGCCACCATAAAATGCGTCGATTTGCTTCTGGTATGGGATATCCTTCGTATTCCGGATGCTGTAGCTCTTCCCGCTGTCCGCGAACACCGTGTTCTCGTCGCCGGTGTCCGGCTTGCGCCCTCTGCGTTCCTCCGCCGTCAGGCCGCGCCGCGCCGCAGCGTCCCGCGCTTCGATCTCTCCCGCCGTGTTGCGGTAAAGGTCGGTGTAGACCTCCGAAGGATTCTCCATCTTGCGGTCAATGTCGAGCAGGCTCTTGAACCATTCGTTAGGATAAAGTTCTTCATAAATAGCGTCTTGCTCGGCCTCGAGCTTATTGTATCTTTTCCCGTCCTCGGAATTTTCGTCTGCTAAGAAGAGCTTCCCCAGCTCTCTTTCGAGTTCAGTATACCTTGCGTACTTGTTTGCCTCGTCCTTTCCCAGCGCTCGTAAAATGCTGTTTTTATTCTTTTGGAGCCGTGTTTCGATCATGTCGCCGCTCTCATAGTCACGACGCGCCCAGTATTCCGGACTGCTGCCGCCAGAAAAGCTCTCGGTGCTCTGGATCGCGTGCTGGATTTCATGAACAAGTGTGTCTTTTAGCTTTTCAGGCTCCAGCTTTAGCCCCGCTCTTAAAACGATCTCATTAAATCCGCTATGATAGGCTCCTTCGCTGCCCCCGGTGTTGGCCTCAAAGCGCACTTTCACATCTCTCAGTGCCGGATACGCTTCAAACAGTTTGTCGTGCCTTACGATCTCGTCTAAATAGAGCGGAGACTTTCTGACACCTTTTAGGTTTTTGTCGAGAATTTGAAGCTCATTCAAATCTTCCGCAGTGGCGGTATCGTATAAATAAGCCTTTTCAAAAAGCTCGTTGTAGCGCTTTGCATCGGGGTTTCTGAGAAAGCCCCATTTGGTATCGGTTTCCGCGTCGCTGTCGTCGATCTCCCATCTCCACTTGCCGTCTGCGCCGCGGAACCACCCGGTCTTCTGCCGGATCGTCTCAGCGTCCACGTTCTGCATCTCGTAGCGCTCGGCCTCGTGCAGCGCCTCAAGGTCTGCGTTCCTGGCGTCGCGCCCTGCGTAGGAAAACCTCTCGGGCGGCCCTCTGCCCTTCGGCTCGTCCACCGCGCGCAGCCGCACATTCTCCGGCTCGCTGACGGTGCGAGTCGGCGCCTCCGGCGCGCGGTCGAGAAGTCCGACCGCCTGCTCGTGGTAGAGGCTCGCCCTCTGGCCGTAGCTGTCGAGCCCTGCGTAGGCGTCTTCCATGATCTCTTCCCAGACGTACAGCTCGCGCTCCGCCGCCGTCATGCCGATGTATCCGCCCGTCAGCGGCTCATAGCAGCGTTCATAGACCTCGTAGATTCCGCGCCAGTTCCCGCCGCGCTTCACTTCTTCCATGAACGCGCGCACGTCTGCTTCCTCCGTGATGAGGTGTCCGATCTCGTGCTTGCCGATCTCCGATGCGGAAGCCTTTCTGTCCGGATCCACGCGCAGCACCATTTCGCCGCTGCTGCGGTTGATGGTGCCGCGAACGCCCACGGCTCCGTGTTCGGTGTTCACCTGCAAAAGGCCCGTCACCATCGTCACATGCTGTACGCCGCGCTCGCGCGCCCAGGCGGCGAACTCTCGCAGCTCGTCGTCCCATGCTTCCTCCGGCAGCACGTGCAGCGTCTGATTCTCCGTGCCGCCCGGCACGCCCAGCTCCTGCGCGCTCGTGACCGGTTCGAGCACCGCGATCTTCCGCCGCTGCTCTACTACCTTTCGGTATTCTTCTCCTTTTGCGCCTTTGCGTAGTTGGCCAGCTCCTCCGGCCCCAGGCTCAGCAGCTCCCCGTCGTCCGTCTCCACGGTATAGATCACCTTCCGCTGCCACGGCATCGGCACGCTGCCCGCCGGCTTCGGCAAACTCAGCCCCTCCGGCATGGTTCTGTTCTTTTGTCTGTCCATAGACCCCTCCGTCCTTTCCTTCCTTCATGTCCCACAGCGGCAGTTCTTCGCGCGTCCGCGCGCTCGTGTCCGCGCCGGGAATGGCTCTTTTTGCCTCAATGTATCGTTCGTTCGGCGCGACGTATCGCCCGTGAATGTCAGTGTAGCCGTTTGTCAGCATCTCATCAAGCAGCAGCTCCACGCGCTTTGCCGCGGCAAAGTTCTCCTGCCCGTGGTTGTGAATGATAGCCTCGATCGAGCGGTCGATGTCGTCGTATCGCACGCCCTCGTCGTCGAGCAGCCGCGCGATCCGCTCGCTCACGCCGCGCTTGGTGCGAATGTACTCGTCATCGCCCGCCTCATGGCTCGTCCTGCGGACAAGCTCGCCGCCGCGCTGAGCGAAGCTCATTTCCTCCGAAAGATCCGCCGCCGCTTCCGCGAAGTACTGGTGCAGCTCCGGGTGGTCGAACTGGAAGGCGTTCACGCTCCGCTCGCCGACGCTTGCGCTGTCTCTCCGGTCGATGTGCTCGCCCGCGTCCACGCGGTAGATCTTGTTGTGCGAATCCACCGCCAGCGTTCCGTCGTTGATCTCCTGTGAGACCTGCTGCGCGTTCTCCGGCGTCGCGTACTGATCGAGCGGCACGCGCCCGCCCGCGTCCAGCGCGTCCGCTTTCGCCTCCTGCGCGCCCTGTACAACGTTCGACTGCGCGGGTACTAAATTACCCTCACCCGCGCCCTGCGCGCCCTCCTGCACCGCCGCAGGCTGTGCGGGCATGGTATTCTGCGCCGCCGCTGCTGCGCCCGCCGCGCGCGGAGTGATCGGGGCGGGCGGTGCTGCCTCCTGCATCGAATTTGTGCCCTCGCCCGGCCGCACGGTCATGATCCCGCCGCCCGGCGTCACCGGCGCGATCCCGGCCGTACCTGCCCCCGCGCTGCCTGCGCCCGTGTATGGCATCATCTCGCCGTAGATGCTCAGCAGGAATTCCCGCATCGCGTCCACTTCTTTCTGTGCTCCCACCACCTGAAGCTCATCGAGCGCGCCGCGCATCTTGTCCGCAGCATTCATGACGGACTCGGCACCCGCCGCTTTCTGGCCTGCCGTCGCGCGCGGATCTTCGATGATGCGCTTTGCGTAGTCGTAGCGCTCCTTCACCGCGTCGTTCAGCTCGTTCATATAGCGCTTGTTGCGCCCTGTCATGGCGGCTGCGTTGATGGCGCTCGTGATCGCGCCGAAGGCAAAGGCCGTCATGGCCGTCTGACCGATGGCGTCCCAGTCCGGCGTGTAGTTCTCTTCGGTCATCGCCTTGGAGAGTTCGCTTGCGCCGGTCTCACCTGCCGCATAGCCTACGGCGTTTGCGCCGCCGAGCAATACGTTCGGCAGAATGTGATTCTGCTTTCCCGCCGCGCGCAGCAGCTTGAGACCCGCCGCGTTCACGCCCTTGGAGAGCGCGCCGCCCGCCGCCACACCGAGCGCCGATACCGTCGCGCGCAGCGCGGCCTTTTCCTTGTCGTACTGCTCTCCCGCCTTGTGGCGGTAGTCTGCCGCATTCGCTCCCGCCGCAGACAGAGCGCGTCCCGCAACATCGAGCCCCGGCGCGATCGCGCGCTCGGCCACCTGCAAGCCGATCTGCGTTGCTGCCGGAATGATCTTGAGCGCGCCCTTCTCAATACCCTTCGTTCCCGCTGTGCTTTCCTCTCCCCACTTCTCTGCAAGGGAGTATCCCTTGTCGGCTGTGTCGTAGAGGCTGCCTGCGGTCTTTTCTCCGCTCTCAATGACCTTCCCGTACTTCTCGCGCTCGCTGCGCGCGATGGCGAGTGCCTCGTTCGTTTCCCGAATGTCCTGCGCGGTCATCGTCGGGTCTTTCAGCGTCTTTTCGAGCGCCGCGATCTGCTTGTCAAGCGTTTCCGCTTGCCTGCGGTAAACGTCGCTCATTTCCGTGCCGCCGCGCCGATCTGCCGCCACGCCGCCGAGGTTGGCAAGGTTTGCGCCCTCGGCAACAAGACCGCTTCCCGCCGCCTTGGCCAGCCGCTCGCCGAAGCTCCGGTTCTGCCCCTGCCGGCTCTTGCTCGGCGTCGTCCTCTTGTCCAGTTCGTCCGCCCGTTCCGTTTCGCGGGACGGCAGCTTCACCGTATTGCCCGCAGGGGACGTGCGCTGCACGTCCCCTGTTCTGACAAGACGACCATGTGCGCCGGTCGCTACGACCGCCGCCTGACTGTTCTTTTCCTCCGTTGCCGGATCGATTCTCACCAGTCGTCCCATTTAGTCCTCCTCGTATGCGTATCCGTACTGCTTGAGCAGCGCCTGCATGTCTTTCTTCTGCTGATCTGTCAGCATCGGCCAGGTCTTGTCGAGCGTCGAAAGGATTCGCTCGCCCTCGCCGTTCTTGAGCGACGTGTTGAAGCCAGACAGCAGCGCAATGAACGGCCCCGGTGCCATCGTCTTACTGCTGTTCGACACGCCGCCGTTTTCCAGCCACGTCTCATAGTCCGAATACAGCCCGCTCGACGAGGTGAAGCCGAATTTCTGATAGTTTGCCTTCTGCGCGAGCCAGCTCTTGGGATTGCCGCTCTTTTTCGCCGCTTCGAAAAGGCCCTGATAGTCGAGCCCGCTTTCGTTGCCGTCGGTCGTATTTCCGCCGCTCGTCCTGCCGGACCGCCTCGTGGTCCCGCCGCTTCTGCCGCTCGTCTTCGTCGCGGCCTGCGCCGACTGCTGCTTGTAGTAGTTCTCGAGCGCCTGAATGTACTCGTTTTCGTAGCCGCTCTTGCCGATGAGCCCCGCGCTCGGCGAAACGCCTACTTGCAGCATCGCGTCGATCTGGGCGCGGCTCAGCTCCTGCGCGGCCTGCTGCTTCTCCCGCTCGCGGTCGAGCACGTCGAGATAGCGGTTGTATGTCGTCTGATCCTGCCCCTGCAAACCGCCGAGGTAGTCCTGCAAGCGGCCGTACTCGCCGAGGTAGTTGTTGTAGTCGAAGTTCCTGTCGGTGTTGAACTGGTTCAGCCGGTCGAGATACTTCGCGTAGTCCAGCTGTTCCTGCTGGTTCACTGCGTTCAGGTCGCTCAGCTTCATCTGGTAGTCCTTGAGATACCGCTCGTATGCCTGCTGATAGAGCGTCGGGATCACGTCGGAGAGCTTCGTCGCGTAGTAGTCGCCCGCCTGCGTCGCCGCGTTCACGGCGAACGAGCTCGGCCGCCCGCCGCTCGCGGTGCTTGCTTTCGCCAGCGCGTCCGCCGTTGCCCGCTCGCCCTCGCGCAGGTACGTCTTTTTGTAGCTGCTGTACTGCGGATCCGTCTCCTTGCTCCACGAGAACGGATCTCGATTCAGCGCCGCGTCCAAAAGCTCCTGCTGCTTCTGCTGGAAGCGGTTTTCGTAGCTCGGCGCGCTGCCGTACTCAAACGGCTTGAACGAGCCGATCTTGTCGAGCGTCTCGTCGATCTTCGGCGCGTACTTACCGGTGCTGATGTAGCTGCTGCCGTCCGATCCGCCGGAATAATAGCCGTAGTTCTTGCGCAGCTCATTCGCCTGTGCGTTGATGAGCGCGCGCTGCTCCGGCGTCTGCGCGGTCGCGTACTGCTTTTTGAGATCCAGCACGCTCATGCCGAATTCCGGGTGCTGCTTTGCAAGGTCAAGATCGTACTGCGAAAAGTATACGTCGCTGCCCGCCCTTGCCTTTTCAAAGTCGTCGTAGGTGTAAGCCATTGCTTTCTCCTTCCTCCTTTTTTACTGCGGGCCTCTTGTCGATTTGAGCTCGCTGCCCGCGTAGTATTCGCGCGTCATCGAGTAGACGCGGCACTCGCCCCTGCCCTCGATGCGGATGCGGTAGTGATCCGCGCGCCGCGGAATGATGGGCAGGTAGTAGCTGCGCTTCTTCTCCGCGCGCAGCGTCTGCCCAGCCTGTACCCACTTCCCGTCCGAATCGAATTGCAGCAGCACCTTCGCTTCCGCTCCCGCCGCCACCTCGATGCGGATCTCGATCTTGGCAATGCCCTTCTTCACGCTGTCGTAGCTCGTCGCGCGGCTCGTCCCCTTCTCCGTGAAGTCGCCGGTCTCGGCGTACCAGGTGAAGTCGTCCTCGTTTTCGCTCCCCTCCGGCGCGTCCAGAATGTTGCCCGTCATCTCGATCTCGCCCCCGGCCTTCAGGAAATAGGTGTTCCCGCCATGGCGGCAGAAATGTGTCGCGTGCGTCTCGTCCTCGATGTGCCACATGCCCTTTCGCGTGTCGTAGACGTAGAGCTTCCACTCCCCGCTCTCGTCCTGCGCGCTCAGGTAGTATTTGAGGCCGTCACTGCCCGCGCGCCCGTTCTTGAGCCGCATCTGCCCGAAGGCGTCGTGCAGGCTCTGCGGAATGCCGCCGGAGTAGATCATCACGCCCGAGGAAGAAAGATACAGCAGCCGCTCGCCCGCGATGGCGAGGCTCCCGCCGCTGCCCTTGGCAACGCCGAGCGTCGCGCTGCCCATCACCTCAAAGTTCGACGGCAGGCTGCCGTACACCTTGTAGATGTGATCCTCCTTGAAGAACACCGGATAGCCGAGGAAGCTCACGCAGCCCGTGAAGTCCCCCGCGCTTCCCGTGTCCACGGCGTAGCTGTCAGTGTCCAGCCCCTCGTATACGTTCCAGTTGAAGGGGTCTCCGAGCTTGCTCGCGTAGATCGTCCGGCCGTCGCAGCCCCACAGCCGGTTTTCGTTCTCGCATAGATAGTTTAGATCCGGCACCGTGCGTCGAACCGTCAGGTTTCCGCTCTCGGTGTATTCCGTCGTCCCCTCGCTGCCGTCCAGCTTGAAAACGTTTTCATAGAAGTACAGCTTGTCCCCGTCGATTTCTCGAATGACGGGCGTTTTGTTGTTCTCCGTGTGCTTCGTGCAGCCCGAGATCGTCACCGCGTCGCCGGGCTTAAAGTAGTTCGCCCACCTGACATTCGCGCAGCGGATCGTGTTCGCCTCCGCCGCCTCTCCGAAGAGCTTCCCGTTCGTAAAGGTCAGGCTCCCTCCGCTCCACGTGCTTTCAAGGCTGCCGAACTCGCCCGAAACGGTGTTGTAGTACTTCTTGTCCGGCAGGATCACGATGTAGGCGCCGATGGCGGCAAAGCGTTTCTCTCCCGCCGTCACGTCGCCTTTTTTCACGCCGCCGTAGTAGAAGCCCGTCCCGTCTACCCACGCGAGCGCGTCCCAGGCGAAGAGCCCGCCGCCGCTCGTGAGCTTGCGCGTCTTCTTCCGCTTCGGCCGCGTTGCCAGCAGCGGGTAGTAGTCGCTCGTCAGGTTGCGCATGTCCCACAGCCCGCCGTCCGCCGCGCCGAGATTGTGGTCGAGCCCGTAGAATTGCAGCTGCCCGCGCTTGCCGATGCCGTCGGCATACGGTGTTTCAGGCAGTCTCATTTTTGGCAGCTCCTTTCGCTTCCGCCGGTGCGTCACCCTGATCGCCCGTCGGGGCTTCCGTGCCGTCGCAGATCATTGCGATATTGCGCAGCGCCTGCCGCGCCGCCGCCACCACGTCCACGCCGTCGCCGCTCACTTTCAGCATGCTGATGAGCTGCATCGCGTGCGCCGCTTCCTGCTTGATCTTCTCGTTCATGTCGTTCCCTCCAATCGTTTTAGTCTCTTCTCCTGCTCACGCACCTTCGCCCACAGGATCGGAATAAATTCGCTGTACCGCAGGAAATACGTTTTGCTGCCGTCCTCGCGCTGTGCCCTCGCCCAGCCTGCGAATTCCTGCGAGTCAATGCCGCACGCGCGCATGGCGTCCTCTACCTCCTGCGCGATGAATCCGGTGTGAAATCGCCCGCTCGTGCCGCTGTTCAGCTTGTAGCGCTTCGGCTCCACAAGGTCAAACATGCGCACGTACTTCTCCGGCAGCGCCTCGATGCTGTTCTTGATGTTCCTGTCCGAGCCGTTGAGCGTGTCCGTGCTGCAATAGATCGCGTCCCATACGAAATTCCGGCTGCCGAGGCTGTAGGTCGCGTCCGCGTTCGGAATGACGTCCCCCTTGATCTGCACCTCCTGCGAGTATCCGTCCACCTCGATAGAGGCATAGTACGCCTTTGTGCTCCGGTCCCATCGAGAGCCAATGAACACACTGCCGTCGTCGCCGCCGAGCTCGATCGCGTCAGAGTCGATCTCGATCTTCGTGTCTGCCGAGCTTGCGTAGGTTGAATAGATGTAACCGCATCTGTTCCCATCATCGTCCAGAATTCTGATCGAACTGCCTTGCAGGCGTTCCGCCGTCAGCGTGCCGTACACGTTGACCGCGTCCACGTAGAGGTCGACCGAGCCAGTGCTTGCCAGCACCGCGCCGTCGTACATGAGCTTGAAGATCGTCCCGCTCTCTCCGCTCGTTGCCGAGAGCGTGATTCCGTTAAGGCTCTGGTCGATAAGCGTCTGCGCCTCCGAGCTGTTGATCTTCCCGCTTACCTGCGTGCGAATGCCGTTTACGTCCACCGTCAGGTTTGTGATGCTGCCCTCGTTGCTGCTGATCCGCGCGCTCAGCCCGTTCGCCGTCGCGCCGAGCTGTGTGATGTTCCCCTCCGCGTCGCTGATTCGCGCCGCAAGTCCGTCTGCCGTCGCGCCCAGCTGCGTGATGTTTCCCTCGGCGCTGCTGATCCGCGCGGCAAGGCCGTCTGCCGTCACGCCGAGCTGCGTGATGTTTCCCTCGGCGCTGCTGATCCGCGCGGCAAGGCCGTCTGCCGTCACGCCGAGCTGCGTGATGCTGCCTTCGGCGTTTTTGATCTCCGCGTAGATCGGCTGCGTGATCGTCTTGACGAAGCCCTCGGCCGCCGCCTTGTTCATGTTCTTCAGGTCGAGATTTCGCAGCGTGTAGCGCAGCTGCTCAACGAGCATGAAGAGATAGTCCTGCATCGTCTCGATTTTCTCGCCGTCGCTTTCTTTCTGCGTGAACGACGGGAAATTCGTGTCGATGTATAGCCAGTTGGAAGGCATTCCCTCCTTCCCTCCTTTCTTCCCGGGCGGGAGAGCGTTCGCGCCCTCCCGCCCTGTGCCTTACTTCATCGTTGCGAGCTTGCGGATCAGGTCGTTGCCGTACTGGTAGGCCGCGAGATAGTCCATCGTTCGCTCTTCGAGTCCCGCGCGCTTCTTGAGCATTTCGCGGTAGTCGGCCTCCGCAAGCCTGCTCTTGAACTCCTTTTCCCACTTGCCCGCGTTCTCCTTGCCCGACCAGTAGGCAGGGCACAGCTTGCCCGTCACGTCGAAGTGGCGGATCACGTTGCTCACCGGAATGTTGTACTTCTTCATCAGCTCGCGCGTCAGCGCAAGCGCCCGCTCCACGGTGCGCGCGTCCGGCGCGTATGCGCCGTCCTTCTTCGCGTCGCACAGCTCGATGCTGATGCTGTTTGCGTTCAGGCAGCGGCCGTGCAGCGTCCCGCCGCCCGTCTGCGCGCAGCTTGGATACTTCTTTCCGCCCACCGCCCACGCGATGCGCAGGTCGTCCACGCTCTGCACGATCTCGTTTGCATCGACGAAGTAGTGCGCGCTGGTCTTCACCACGCTGCCCGCGTAGTACTTGGCGTTATTCATCGCCGTGTCGCCGTCGTTGCCGGTGTAGTGGATCACGATGTAGCGGATGCCGCTCGCCGTGCGCTTGCCGCCGACGTTCCCGGCGTTGGCCGGGTATTTGCGGATATTCACGCCGCTCACTCTCCCTTCGCGCTGCCCGCCGCGTTCTGCGTCCCGAAGTAGAACGCAATGACCATGAGGTACACGGTGTTGAATTCCTGCGTCACCTTCGACTGTACTGTCAGCGCGCAGAAGGTCGCCGTCAGCGCAATAGTTACGAGCGACTTTACGCTCAAAAGGTTCGCAAATCTCTTGTTTAGTAATTCGTTATTCATAGTGTCGTTTCGTCCTTTCCGAAAATCTTGATGCCCGCCACAACGACAAGCTCTGTTGTCCATGCCTTAAACCAGCGTTCCGTCAGCACGTCGGGCGGCGGCACGCCGAGTGCCGTCATGGTGAGCGAGGCGACGGTGTACCACGTCAGGCTGAAAATGGCGATGGATATGTACTTATCCCGCTTTTTCATCTTGTCCCAGCGGGCTTTCAGCGCTTTCATGCCGCCGCCCCGTTATCGAGGATGGAGTGAATTCCCCGTTCGGCCAAAAATTCTTTTTGCTTGTGCTTCACTTCGGCGGCGTAGTCCAGTGCGGCGTGCATGTCCCCGTTGCAGTGCGCGTCGGGAATGCGCTGCATCGCCTTCGCTGTCGCCTCACCCAGTGCGATAGCCGCCCAGCTGCCCTCGATGAGCTTGAGAATCAGCTGCTCCTGCATCTTCTGTTGCTCGGCGGCTTTCTCGCGCTCCTTCTTGTCGCGCCGACGGTCGCGGGCGGCGATGGCCTCGATGAGCGCCACCACCACCGCCGCTGCGGCGGAAATCAACGCCGCCGTCATGCGCTCACCGCCTTGAAATAGTTGCCGATGAGCTCGTGTGGCAGGTATTGCAGCGTGATCTTGCCGCCTGCCTGCTCGCCCGTGCGCTCGCAGAGGTACACCTTGCCGTCCTCGCCGTCGAGGTAATACTTGCCGTATTCGTACTCCATGTCGCGGCTTGCGGGAATGGGATCGTCCTGCGTGCCCGCGTGGGTAACGTCGATCACGACCCAAAGATCGGGCGTTGCGGCAGGATTCCATCTCTCCTGCGAAGTGTGCGCCTTCCGGCACTTGTAGAGCTTGCCGCCGTCGCTTACACGGTTGCCCTCAATGTATCCGACGGGATATGCCCACGCAGGAAAAAACTCAACAGCCTTTGCCGCGTCGCTGTCCGGCAGGCTCATTGCCGCCATCTCGATCATCGGTCGCAGCTCTGCGGCGCGCGCCATGGTCACGACCTCGCCCGTGAGGGCGGTCACCGCACCGACGGCGGTCTCCGTCTCCGTTGGCTTGCCCATCTTGATGCTGACCCTTCCGTCTCGGTGGTCGGTGATGTCGCCGCTGAGGCTGTACTCGCTCATGTCTCGCTCGTGGTCGACGGTCTGACCCGTCGGCGCGCCGAGCTCGTCCAGCACGTCCTCGCGCTCAATGAGCGACCACGGCGCATTGCTCGGCAGCAGGGCGGCAACCTCCGCCGCGCTTGCCTTGATCGTCACCGTGCAGGTGGGGCGTCCCCACGCGCTGTCGCGGTAGTGCTCCGCCGCCTCGCACGGCGTTTCGGTGTTGTTTGCTTTCAAAATAGTGCTCATACTCTTCTCCTTGTTTTAGTAAGTAATTTCCACATCGGCGCAGGGCATTACGAAAGCAACTTCTCTTTGTGCCCCTCGTATGATGACCAGATCCCCGGTATCCGGATCTGTGAATCTCATTTTAGGAACGCTGCTTGAGTTATCGGGTGCCTGCACTTGTAATACGTGCCCCGGCTTTAGTCTGGTTGCGCTCAGGAAGATTTCGTCGTCCAACGCCGTGATCGTGTACTCCTTCTCGCTTCCTCCGCCTCTCGTCGGATTGAAGATCATGCCGCCACCCCCTTGGGGGTCAGGCGTCGTTCACCTGCCATACTGATAAGTTGGCTGTACTTCGGAGTTCTCTTGCATTGGTGGCTTGTGGCTTGATTTTGGTGGTTGAGTTGGCAATGGCAAACAGAGTTCCGGCGTCCATCAGGTAAGTGCCCGATACGGTTACTGTTTTCCTTATTCCGGCTGACATGTAATCTATTGTGCGGATAACATCGACCTTGGTGGATATTTGGACTTCCACTTGCTTCGGCTTTCCTCCTCCGCTTCTCACGGGGTTGAAGATCATACTCCCACCCCGCTTTCGCAAGGTTCAGCCGATATATATATATCTGAGGGCGTTTCTAAGGTTCATAGTGTGCTCCTTTCTCATAGCGGCGTGGCGTTCTGCTGTAAGAACGCCAGCAGTTCGCCGGTGGGTGGTTCCTTGAATGTGACGGTTTGATAGTCTTTATATTTGAAGCCGTCGATTACCGTATAGGCACTTACGCTTGACCATGCTTGGAGTCCAACGTACTGCATTTGAGTTAATCCTTGTTTTGGGTGAAAACTCAAGGAGATTTTATAGAACTTCTTTCCTGCTGATTCGAATGTTGCGCTGAATGTTTTTGAACTCTCGTATGCCTTATAATTCAAGGAGTTGTTAAAGCGCCATGTCAACTGCTTCTTCCCCCGCCGTCTCATGTTGTAGATCATGCCCTCGCCCCCTTACCCGAGATAGTTGATGGGGTAGATCGTTACATAGACGTCGATTCTTTCCGTCGGCACGGTCTCGGCATAGAATGTCACGCTGTTCGCGCCCTGCGCCACCATCTGAATGCTCGCCTCGTCGTAGGGGTTTCCCGCCGCCGTGTTAACGGGCGTCGGAATCAGCAGCTGCTTTGTCGCGTCCGAGAGCACGCCGCTGCATGTCACCGTTTGCTGCTTGGTGCTGCTGTTCCACCCCGAGGCGGTCAGCGTCACCTTGCGCGTATTGGGTCGCAGCGCGTAGTCCGTGCCCGCCGTCGCCGCCGCCAGCCCGCCCGAGCCGTCGCCCTTGATGAGGGAGGTGGTGGCGGGGACGTTGACGGGGCCAGCCGGTCCGGTGTCGCCCTTGTCGCCCTTCGGCCCCTGCGGGCCAATCGGGCCTTGCAGTCCGGTCTCACCCTTCGGCCCTTGCAAGCCCTGCGGCCCCTGCTCGCCGGTGTCACCTTTGAGCCCCCGCGGGCCCTGCGCGCCTGTGTCTCCCTTGTCTCCCTTGGCTCCGTCTTTGCCGGGAGCGCCGTCCGCGCCTTTCTCGCCGGGATCGCCCTTCTCACCGGGGTCGCCCTTTGCGCCGGTGTCGCCTTTCGCCCCCGTGTCGCCCTTCGGGCCTTTGAGATTCACGGTCGCGGGGTTCTCCTTGCCGCCGTCGTTCGTCCACGAAAGGTCTCCCGCCGCGCTCATCGCGGGCGTAAACGTCACGCCGTCGCGCCCATTCGTTCCGTCCTTACCCGGCGCACCGTCTGCGCCGTCTTTCCCGGGCGCACCGTCCGCACCCTTTGCGCCGTCCTTGCCGGGGTCTCCCTTCGGGCCTTGCAAGCCCTGCGGGCCTTGCGGGCCTGTGTCGCCTTTCGCGCCCTGCAAAGGGCCGTTGTTGACGAACTCGCCGGTGTTGCCGTCGAAAATATGAATGTCGTAGGGCTCCGCCGTGCCCACGCCGTAGGCGTCTCCGGGCTTCGCCGTCGCTTTCTGCGCCGCGTCCAGCGCGGCTTTGCTCGTGTAGTAGCTCAGCACCGTGAGGCCCTTGCCGGTCTCACCGCGCGGCCCCTGCTCGCCTTGAATGCCCTGCTCGCCGCGCGGGCCTTGCGGGCCGATGGGGCCGGTCTCGCCGGTCAATCCCTGCGGACCCTGCTTGCCCTCCGGGCCTTGCGCGCCGGTCGCGCCAACCTCGCCTTTCTCGCCCTTCGGGCCTGTCTCACCCTGAATGCCCTGTGGGCCTCGCGGGCCGGTTTCGCCCTTTTCGCCCTTCTCCCCTCGGGGGCCGACTGCGCCGGTATCGCCCTTGGGGCCTTGCTCGCCGCGCGCGCCGGTCGCTCCGGTCGCGCCGACGGGGCCGCGCTCACCCTGCATGCCGCGCTCGCCCTGCTCGCCCTTGTCCCCCTTCGGGCCGGTGTCGCCCTTCGGGCCGGTCGCGGCAACGCCCGTGTCGGCAAAAGCGTTCTGCGCCGCGTCCCACTTGAACCAGTGGCCGGTTGTGCTGTCCACGTAGGGCATCTTGGAGACCGCCGTCTCCGCGCTCGCCCCGGCCTTGAGTACCTCGTCCACCCAGCTTTGATACGCCGCCGGCGGTTCGGTCGTCCCGTTCGCGCTCAGCGACGGCTCCGTCACCGTCCGCCACGTTCTGCTCTTGGCGACCGCGCCGTCCACCGTGTACGTGAGCTCAGCCAGCCCTTCGCCCGCTCGCGCAGTGTCTGCGCTGCCGAGCACCCATACAACATCGCCGTTCTCGCTTGTAATGCTCGCGGGGTACGGCATGGCGTCGCCCTGCCGCTTCACCGTCAGCGCGAATACGCCCGCGCCGTACAGCCGCGCCCACGAATCTGCGATCCCTGTCCATACGACCTTCTGCGCTTTGGTTTCGCCCTGCCTGCCCAGCGGCAGATAGGCAAGATCCTTCACCTCGATCGTTCTCATCGGATCTCGTACCCCCTTTCATAGCCCTGCGCCGGTTCGTATGTCCTGCCCCAGTAGCGCACGAGGTTGCCGTAGGCCTCGTTATAGAGCTGGCTCGAATCCGCGTAGCGGTTGTATTCGCCGTTTTCCTTGTCGATGTATGCTTTCAGATACAGCGCATAGAGCTCGTCGTGCGGCGCTTTCACGAGCAGCTCCTCGTCCATGCCGTCCGCAAAGCCGCGGCGCATGATTCTTTCCAGCTCCTCCGGCGTCGCCAGCAGCACGTCCGCCGCGATCTTGCCCTCAAGCGCCATGAGCCACTCGAACTTTGCTTCCTCAGGGAAGGCGTTCGGCTTCGCCTCGTCCACGCGCTGGATCACCTTTCTCGGTGTCACGTTCCTCTCTCCCTTCTTTCGGAATGATAAGGGCGGGCGCGGGACATTTCCCACGCCCGCCCTGGGGGTATGCTCTTAGAGTGCGTTGCCGGCTGCCACGCCGCCGATGGCGGCAAAGCGCCAGTCGTTGAAGGCGGCGTTGAAGCGGCTGCGGCCGCGCCACACGTTCGCGTCGGTGTTCTCGTCGATGGTCGAGCGCACCTCGAGCTGCACGCGGTCGTTCCATACCGCGCCGCCGTAGGTCTCGTTGTACTTGCTGTCCAGCAGCACCCACGGGCTCGTGCCCTTCGTCACAAACTGGTTGAGATACGGCCAGACAATGACGTTCCAGCGGCCGTACTGGTAGTTGAAGGCGTTGTTCGCGCTCACGGGATCCTTGTCTGCGCCGATGGCGGCGAAGACGTCCTTCTTGAGCGTCGCGATCTCCGGAATCAGGATCGTGTCAGGGGCCACGTCAAGGATCTCGTCGTTGTCGCCGCGGAAGAGGTGCATCGCGGTCTCGAGCTTGCCGAGCGCGTCCACGCTGAACGCGTCCTTGAAGCAGTTGCACTGCTTGTCGCCGCTCACCTTCGGCGCGTGCTCCTTGGCAAACAGGTTGCTGCCGTCCGCGCCCGTCAGGTCGAACTTGACACCCTTGAAGGTCACGCTGCCCGCGCCGTTCATCGCCGCGCCGTACAGGGCCGCGCCGAAAAGCTCGCGCGTGCGGTTGTAGCTCGTCATAAAGGCGGCGGGCTGCTTGCGCATGTCCATCAGCTTGCCGTCCTCCATCATCTCCTTCGAGACGCTGAACGAGTCCTTCCACGTCTGGTACTTGAGGAGCTTCTGGTAGCCCTCCTGCATGCCGTCCAGAGGGTACGCGCCGTTCTCGCCCACCGGCTCAAAGCCGCTCATCGCCGTCATGGTGGTCATCATGTCGGCATAGTTGCCGCTCTTGCCCATGAAGAACAGGTTCTTGAGCACGCTGTTCTGTTCGAATTCCTCGCCTCTCTTCTCAAGGAACATGCGGATCGGTGCCTGACACTTGCCGTAGATGCTGTCGTTCAGGCCGCTGCTTTCCGAAAAAATGATGTTCATTCTTTTGTGTCTCCTTTCTCCCTTTTTCTCTTACACAAAGCGGCCGCGCACTTTGCTGCCCGCCGCCGTACTGTCGAGGCTCACGACCTCGAACGTGCCGGGCACCGCTGCGTCCGATGCGCCCGTGACGTACTTTGCCTTGAGGCCGCCGCTCGCTACCTGGATCTTGGTGCCGACCGTCACGGCCGTCGCAGCCGTCGCAAGCTCGGTCTCGAAGATGTACTTCTCGCCCACGCGCGCCACCGCGAGCTGTTCGCCCGCCTTCACGGTGCCGCTCTGCATGCACACGTAGGGCGGCGTGGTCGCCTGATCGGCAGCGATGGCAGCGAGCTTGCCGCCCGTCACGTTCAGCAGCTGGCCGACCTGATACGTGCCGGCAGCCGCCTCCATGTACTCAAACGGGGTCATCGCCCCGTCGTTCGTTTTGATGGGAATAAACATGTTGTTCCTCCTTCGTTTTTTATTGGTGCTTTTCGATCCAAGCGCGGATCTCTGCCTCCGTCGCGGTGGGGTTAAAAACGCGGAACTGTGCGATCTCGTCGCTCGATACCGCTCTTCCGCCCGCGCCTCTCGATGCCGCCGAACTCGTCAGGTGATCCTTGCCGCGGGCATTGCTCGCTGCCTGCACCTTTGCGGCCTCGGCCAGCGCCCTCTCGCGCCGCTCTCGCGTTGCTAAAAGGTAGGCGTCTAAAAACGACGCGCCGCCCTTTACGCGCGCATAGAAGTCCTCGCTCTCCGGGATCTTCAAGAGATCCTCCACGCCGTTGATCTCCGGCTCGAGTGCGTGGATCTTCGCGATCTGGCCGTCGATCTCGCGCTGCATGCGCTCCTCTTCGGCCGCCGCCTGCTCGCGCTCGCGCGCCGCCACGATCTCCGCCGCCTGCTTGACGAGCGGGTTCTCGCTGATGGCTGCGTTCAGCGATTCCTGCGTCAGCTTCCCGGCGGCAAGGTCGCTCTCGAGCTTTCGCTGCGCGTATTCCTTCTGCCACTCGTCGAAGCCTTCCTTGCTCGTGATCGGCTCGCCGGTCATCGTGTTCTTGAGCCCCGCCTTCTCGAAAAAGGCTTTCCACTCCGCGCTCGTTTTTTCGCTCTGCTTTTTCAGCGCCTCGTCCACTGCCGCCTGCTGCTCGGCTCTTCGCCTTGCTGCCGCGTGGGCGCGGCGCTCGTCCGGCGTCTGCTCGTGCTTGCTGCCCGGCTCGCCCGCCGCAGCGCCTTCTTCTGTGCCTTCCGTGCTGCCCAGTTCGGCGTTCGGTTTCTGCGCGCCATTTCCTTCGGGGTTCGCCCCCGCTGTGTTCGCGCCGCCCGCGCCGTCTGTGCCGCCTTCCGGCGTGCCGTGGGTCTCTTCCGCGGCCGGTTTGGCGGTGCCCGGCTCGTTTCCGCCTGCGGGCTGCTGTGCCGATGTCTCCGGCGCGCTCATGCCCATCGCTTCATAGACCTGCTGTTCGGTGAATTCCATTTCTCTTTTCCTTTCCGGCATTTTCCCGCTCTTGCCCTGCGAATTGCAGCCTCATATCGCTGCGCTGTAAAGCGTTTCCGCTTTGCTTACTTCTTGCCCGTTCTCAGATCAGAACCTTTGTGAACGGTGCCCTTCTTCGCGTCGGTCTGCTGGTTCGGCGCTTTCACGACCTGCGTGCCGCCGTTCTTGATCCGGCCGACGTAACCGCTCTTCTCGCTCATGCCTGCGTCCTCCTTTCCCGTGGATTCGGCATTTTCCCGCTTTTGCCCTGCGATTATGTGCTACGCGCGTTCTCTCTCGCGCCTTTAGCCTTTCTTACTGCGGACTGTAAAGGCCTTCCGCCTGCCCACTCGCGGCGCGCATCGCGTCCTGCTGCGCCTGTGCTTCCACCGCCGCCAGCACCTCCGGCGGCAGCTCTTCTCCCGCCGCGCCGCCTTCCGGCATTTCCTGCGGCGTTCCCTGCGCCTGCTGCTGCATGCGCTGCATTTCTTCCGCGCGCTGCGCCTTCTCTTCAAGGTGCTTTTTTGTCTGCCCCGCGCCGGGGTAGTGCAGCTCCTCCATCTTCGCCCAGAAGAGGATGAGCGTCTCGATGTCCGTCGGGTCGCCGAATGCGCCCGTCTGCAAGTTCTGCCGCGTCTCCTGCCACATGGCCTCGCGGTTGCTCGCCAGCGGCGCGCTCGTGTCGCACGAGAAAAGGAACTGGTCGTTCCAGTGCCACTCCCCGTCCTCGCCGGTCTCGAGGAAGTCGTAGCGGTTGAATTCCTCGTATACGGTCTCGCCCGTGCTGTCCTTGTAGGTCACAGGCCGCGGCTCGTCCGAATAGGCGAGCCAGAACTTGAACATGACCTCGAAAAGCTCCGCGTAGGCCGCATTCTTCATCACGCGCTTGCTCTCGAGGCGTCCCGCCGCCTGCGCGGCCGAGAATTCCTTTGCCTTTCCGCTCGTCGCCGTCGCGTCGCGCCTGCCCTGAAAGCTGTCTGTGATGCCGATGATCTGCCGCGCCTCTTCGTATACCTGCGAGAGGTAGGTGAGCTCATACTGCAAGTTGCCCGAGAAGTCATAAACGTCGATGAGCTGCTTGTCGCTCGGCTTTCCGATGTACCACCGTTCGCCGTCCTCCGGATCCGTCCGCAGGTCCACGCGATCCGGCAGCGTGATGCGCGTGCCGGCCTTCATCAGCCGGTCGATGATCTTCTGCTCAATGCGGTTGCTCGTGTTCTGTTGGTCGCGGATCATGTCCACGTCGCTGTTGCCGAGCAGCTGTCCGTAGACGCTCACGCTGCGCTGCAATACGATGGGGTAGCAGTCCGGGCGGTAGAACGGGATCTTCGTCGGCTCTCCTGCCGCCTCCGTCCCGCCGAGGAACGTGCCGTCGCTGCGATGTACCGGCACGCGCAGCTCTTCAAAGTCCTGCACGCGCTCGTCCCACTTCTTCCCGCCGCACCACGGGCACGCGCCGCCCGCGTAGATGCTGCCGTTCACCTCCTGCCCCGCAAGAGGCTTGACCTTCCCGCAGCGCTCGCATACCGGCTGCCGCCGCGCCTGGTAGTCCTCAAGACTCTCAAGCTCGGTGTCGTTCACCCATGTGTAGCGGTCAATGCCGCCGTGGTCGTTCAGCGCATAGCCTATGTAGAGCGTCAGGTTCTCTTCGCTCGTCGAGCCGTCGCCGCCGCGAATGTCCGGCTCGCTCTCGCCCTCGGTCTCGAGCACCACGCCGTAGCGCCGTTCGATGCAGCCCTTCGTCGTCGGCACCTTCACGATGAAGTAGTCCATGTCCGCGATCGACGTGTATACGTCTGGCTGCGGCGCAAACTGCTTCGGGTGAACGAGCGTCACGTTCACCTCGCCGACGGTCGTGCTCGTGCGCTTCGTGTTGTCCCACTCCACGAGGAATCCCACGCCGCCCTGAATGGGCACCGTGCGCTCGGCGAGGTCGTTGATCGCCTCGAACGGCAGCCGGTCAAGCTCGTTTCGCAGAAAATGCTCGATGACGTTCGCAAGGTGCTCGTCCTTCTTGCGCCGCGGCGTCACCTTCGGCTGCGGGATCGCGCTCGATACCTGGCTTTCGATGTTCTCGAACGTGATGTTGCGCACGTGGCTCGTTTTCTTTTTCGTGCCGTCCCTGTGCGTGTCGCCGGGCACAAGCGGCGTCATCGTGCGCAGGCCGTTGTAGATGCTCTCGCGCTCATTCATCTTTTCAACCTCCGCCGACCACCTGTTGTCGCTCTGCGAAAGCCGCTCCTGCCACTCTCTCAGCTTCTCGCTGACGGTGTGGCCCGTCGTTTCCTTTTCCATGTTTTCCTCCTTTTATCGCGGCTCGCCCCAGAGCTTCAGCATTTCCGCCCGCTCGCTCCCGGTCGCGCCGTTGTAGTCCTCCCACATGTCCTGCGTCCAGCGGTTCGCTTTTGCCGCGGCGCCGCCCGCCGTGACCTCCATCGTCTGCTGCGGCCGCGCATAGTGCGCGATCGCCAGCGCCATCACGCAGTCGTCGTGCGCGCCGCTCTCGGCCTCTCCTTGCAGATCCTTCTCCCGCCGCACGAACGTCAGCATTTCAAGCAGCGTGTCGCGGTCGTTCACCGTGCTCATGCTCTCGCGCAGAATGCGGATGAGCTCGGAGAGGATCACCGGCCGCGTCAGCCGGTTCGTCTGGAAGCCGAAGGCGTGCTTCGTCTTTCCTGTGAAGTCGTCCTCCACCTCGCGCACGTAGAGATTCCGGTAGTCCATCAGGTCAAGCAGCTTCACCGGGTACGTTGAAAAGTTCGTCTCGATGGCCAGCAGCGCGTCGTTGTAGTACTTGCCGAGGCAGTACATCTGCCGCGCGTAGGTGTCCTCGTCGTACTGGTGGCGCAGCACGCACACCTGCTTGCCCGTGATGTTGTCCAGCACCTGCCCCACGAAGTAGTCGCTGCCGTCGCCCGCCGTATCGCCGCCGATGACGTAGGGCCGCCCCGGCACCGGCTCTTCGTAGATCGTCACTGCGCCGTCCGGGTCGTCCACCCACGCCCAGCTCTCGAGATGTACGCCGTCCGCCTTGACGACGTTCTCGAAGCAGCCGCGCTTTGGCTTCTTCGCCCGTTCGACGATGAGCAGCCGCTCGCTCACCTTCTTCGCGTCGAATACCGTCTTGCCCGTCACGCCCCACTGGCCGAGGCAATAGACCTGGTAGTAGTACTCGTCCGTCTCGCGGAAGGCCTCGAGCGTCCGAATGGCTTCCGCCGACAGGAAGCGGTTGTCAAGATAGGTGCTCTCGTGCACCGTCGCGCGCGGATCACGGTAGTCGAAAAAGCGCTTCTTGAGCCAGTGCGTGATGCTGATCGGGTTGAATGTCAGGATCATTTGCAGGTAATAGGGGAAGTTCGTTCTCAGTCGAATGTCCAGCTGGTCGAAATCCCCCTGCTCCAGCTCGCTCGCTTCCTCGATCCAGATCCCCGTGATGTCGTAGATCGACTTGAGCTTCTCCACGTCGTCGAGACCGGCGAAGAGGATCTTGCTGCCGTTCGCGAACGTAATGCTCATGTCGCTCTTGTTGACCTTCGCCCCGCTCCCGGGGTAGTAGTCCGAGATCTGGCCGCGCAGCTGCTCAAAGCAGCTCTCGCGCAGCGTCCGCGCCACCTTGCGGCATACGAGCCAGCGGTGCCCCGGCTCGCTCGTCACGCGCTCTAAGATCTTGCGCCCGGCGAAGATCGACTTGCCCGAGCCGCCGCCGCCCTTGAGCACGAGATAGCGGTGCCGGTCGAATAGCAGCGGCAGGAATGCGCGGTTGTTCGTCGCGCGGAAGTCCCGCCACCACAGCGCCACCTCAAGCTCTCGCTCAAGGCTCGCTTCCGTCTTCCCGCTCATCGCGCTCAAACTCCTGCATCAGCTCGCGCAGCATCTCCTGCCGGTCTTCGAGCGGAATGCTCGCCGCCGTCACCGTCTTCGTCGCCCGCTCGCCGAGCTCCACTTCCTTCTTCTCGCTGTATCCGTAGTTGTTCGTCAGGTTGAAAAGAATGCCCTTGAGGTTCTTCCCCTCGCGCGTCAGCATCTCGTGCTCGTTCCATGCCTTCATGCGATCAAATACCCACGTGCCCACGCGCGCATAGTCCTCGCTCTCGGCCATGTACCGGCTCCACGTCGACTTGTCGATGCCGAGCGCGGCGTACAGCTCGTGCATGCTCGGCGGCAGCAGGTATTCGGTCGTGTATAGCTCTTCGCCGAGGCTGTTTTCCACAGGCACCGGCAGCATGATGACGTGTCCCTTGTCGTCCCGTTTGCCGGAGTCGACCAGCTCCGTCACCTTCACCCGCCGCGTGATCGACGCGAAATAGCGTTCGCACGCCTTTTCAAGTGCCTTCGCCGTGCCGTATTTCTTCTGCCGCGCCATTCGCGCCTCACCTCTTTTCTCTCCTGTTAGGAAAAAGTGTAGCAAATGCAACACGTAACGAACCGTCAACTTTCGGGCATGAAAAAAGAGCCGCAATCCCTTGCGGCTCTAAGGCTATCGGCGTTTCCTCGCGCGCACGCGCGCGAAGCGCGGCAAATTGCCGGCAAGTTAAAAACCGGCATCTCCGCGCTTTTCCGATCGCGCACGCGCACAGCGCGCCCGGGCTCCCCCGCGCGCGTCGTCGTGTTGCGTTTGCTCTCTCGCTATTCCGTTCTCTTCTCGTTCTCCCGCTCTCGCCGGATCTTGCCCGCCTCGGGCAGAATGTAGCGTATGTACTGCGGCATGCCCGGCGTCCAGCCCGCGCGATGCAGCAGCTGCCCGCCGCGCGGCACGCTCAGCTCCGCGCCGGAGCGTGCGATCACGTCCTTCGGCTGCGGCTGCTTGAGATTCCGGCTTGGGCAGTATTTCTTTTCGTCCGGCACGTATCGCACCTGAGCGAGCAGATAGTGTGCCAGCGCCAGATAGTCGACCTCGTTGTACAGGTGCTCGCAGTGCGTCCCGCCCGCCGTCCACTTGCTGCGCGCGATCTCCATCGCCTCCGCGTTGACGACCACGTGATGATGCACGCGCACGTATTCGCCCGTCTTGCCGTCCAGATCTGCCGTCACCGGCACATAGCGAAACGGCACCCCTGCCGCTTTGCAGGCGCGCCTTGTTCTTCTCAGCCAGAGCTTGAGCTGCCGGTTCGCATCCTTCCACAGCGTTTCCGGTTCTTCTTCCTCTCCGCCCAGGGCGGCAAAGGCTTCCTCGGCATAGCTCAGGCGCAGCAGGTGGTCGGCGTGGCTGAAATTCTCGTTCAGCGTGCGCGCCAGCTTCTTCTCCGCGTTCGCCTCGTTACGCTGCTGCTGCTTGATGTCGCTTTTGATCTTTCTCTGTGAGCGTGTCGGTCTCTCCCCCGGCACCCAGTATTTTATTTTCTCGCCCACGGCGCCCGCCGTGTACGTTCGGATCACCCAGTAGCCCTCCGCCATGTCTTCGCCCTCCTGTCCCTTTCTCCCCGATCGGGGAAGATGGTTCTAAACCCAGCGCTCAAGGAACCCCGATAACGCGCACGCGCGCGTTATCTATAAAGTATCTGTTCGGCCTTCTGTGCGCCGCCGCGCCCTTTTGCGGCAGCGCACACAGGGCCGAAGCCCTGTTACAGTCGTGGCGGGAATCGTTCGTAGTACCTGCGCACGATCCGCTCGAGCGTCGAGCGGGAGAGAGAATGCTTCATGCAGATGTAGGTCGCGTTCGCGTCCGTCGTCACAAACTCGAAGAGCGCCCGGTAGTAGTCTCCGCCGCCGCACTCCATGCACAGGTTCAGTATCTTCTGCTGCGCCCGCTCCGGCATCTCGCGGTAGAGGAGCGACGAGAAATAGATGTAACCCTGCCGCTCATAGCTCACCGGCACGCTCTTCTTGTATCGGAACATGTGCCCTTCTCCCTCCCCGCTCATGGTGTCAGAACCGGAAATACTCTTTCACGCAGCGCCACAGGTTGCGCCACGGATGCGCCATGCACCACTTGAGGCTCTTGTGGTAGTCCTCCTTGATGCTTTTCTCGGTCTTGATCGTATGCAGCGCCGCGCACAGCAGCTCTTCCTTGCGTTTCGCGTTCTTCTCCGCCTCGCTCAGCTGCGCCCTGATGCTGTTCATCTCTACCGCGGTCTTGCGCGCGTTCTCTTCCGCGGCCTTGAGCTCCACCATGCGCTCGCCAAGCTGCTTTGCCAGCTCGCGGCTTTCGTTCTTTGCCTTCTCGATCGCCTTCATGTCCTCGCCGTGCGCCTCGAGCGCCTGGTCGCGCAGCGCCTTCTCTTCATCGATGCGCGAGCGCAGGATCGCCGCCGAATGGTCCGCGCTCTTGTACAGCGCCGTCATCTCGTCCAGCGCTTTCTCGTTCGCCTCGAGCTTTTCCGTCAGCGCGCCGATCTCTCCGCGCAGCTTCTCATTTTCCTCGGCCAGCTTCGCGCCGTCCTTAAAATGTGTCGCCGCCTCGGCCTCCGCCGCTTCCTGCTTGTCCTGCGCCTCTTCGAGCATCTTGAGCATCTGCTCCTTCGTGTACTTCTTAATGTTGATCTTCTGCATCTCTCTCAGCCCTCCACGATCTGCCAGTCGTCGGCCAGCATATCCGCCTGAGAGGCGAGCCAGCCGAGCTGCACGCCGCTCGTGCCGACAAAGGCAAGTGCTTTGTTGCCGATAGCTTTGTGATACGGATTAGTCACGTTGCCCTGCGGGTCTTTATAACCGATGCAGGTTGCAAGTTCAACGTACTGGTTCTTGCCGTTCCAGCCGCGGCGGGCGATCTTCATGCCCTTCTTCGCCGCCTCGATGGCGAGGCCAAAGCTCAGGCCGTCGGTCTCGCGGTAGGCTTCCTCAAACACCGCCTGCGGGCTGAAGCTCTCGTACCCGTCCGCATAGCGCACCTTATAGCCGCGCTCAACCTCGTTGCCGCACGGCACTCCGTTCTCTGCGAGCGTAACGACCTTGCCGCCCACGCGATAGGCGGGCTCCGCCTCTACGATCTTCGTTCCGATGTACTGTTTCATGGTTCTGTTTCCTTTCTTTTTTTCGCCCGCGGGCGTGATTAAAGATGTAATTGCTCGTGCTCGCGCGGCCTTTCGACGAGGATTTTCACGACGCGCACGTCGCCGTAGCGCTCAAGATCCATCGCCGCGCGCTCCTTGAGCCCCTGCACCGCGCTCTCCGGCACGTCGGCCTGCAAGATGACCGTGACCTTCATGTCGCTTCACGCTCTTCTTTCCTGAGCGTTTCGATCGCCTTTGCGATCCCGCGCCAGACCGCCATGTCCGCCACCAAGCCGTCCGTGACGATCGCGCGCACGACCTCGCTGTTGACCTTTCCGCCCGTCGCCTTGCCGATGCGCACGGCCCAGCCCGCGCCCGTCCGCTCCTTGTATCGCAGCAGCTCGTCGAAGATGACCTTCTTCTCCGCCGCGCCGCGTCCTTTGATGTTCGGCGCCGGTTTCTTTTCCTCCGCCGCTGTGCCCCGCGCTTTCTTCGCCGTCCAGCTGATGCGCTCGCTCTCCGGTGCTTCCTTCTCGCGCAGCTTCCCTGCCGTCAGGTCGAATTCCAGCTTGTCCATTGCGCGCTCGCCCGCCTGCTCGTCTTCGTGCCGCTCGGTCAGCGCCTTTCGCAGCAGCTTGTTCACCGCCCAGTCCGCGCAGAATGCGCAGAAGTCGAGCTTGATGATCTCGTTTCCGTGCTCGTCCGCCGCGCGCACCGTCGCGCCGCCGAGCTTGCTCGCGCCCGCGATCACCTGCCCGCACCGGTCGCAGAATGTCCGTACCATCGCTTATCCCTCCTTCGGCTTTCCGTATGCGCAGAAGAAATCTTCCGGCACAATGCAATCTACGAGCGGCCCGTAACCGCAACACAGTCCACCGATATCCTCCCAGCTGTGTTTGCAGCCCTTGCACCGCGTCACGACCTCCGGAAAGGCATTGCTGTCTCTCAGCCTTTTCGCCACAAAGGTTGCCCCGCAATTCTCCGCGAAGGCGGCGGCTATATCAGCGTCGATTAAGTGCATTGCTGTCACCTCCCGCAAAAAATAAACTTCCTTGTGAGATGCATTCCTCAAAGCGCCTTTCCTGTGCTTCATAGTAGTGCTCGTCAATTTCATACCCCACAAAGTCGAGCCCAAGCTCCAACGCGGCGATACGGCTGCTGCCGCTGCCGAGGTGTGTATCGAGTATCTTGTCCCCGGGCTTCGCGTACTTCTGAAGCAACCACACGTAAAGCGCCACAGGCTTCTGCGTCGGATGAATGCGCTGCTCGTTCATCGCCTTATTCCCTCGCTGGATAAACCCCTCTGCGATGCTTTTGCCCTGCATCATGCCATTCCACATGTAGCGGAAAAGCCGCACGCTGTCATGGCAGTTTGTGGCTGCGATCTCGCAATCGCTAAAAGGGCTGCCCTCGTTGCACTTGTCCCAAACAATGCGCCCCGGCGCAAAGTGATAGTCGAAGTAGTTACAGCCCCAAACGACATAGCGCTTTGCGACCCGTTCCAGCTCATCAAAATATTCACGTGTCGGAATATCCCACTTTGGTGATATGGGGTAGTCGCTGTGTACACCAATTTTGCTGATCTTGCGGCCATAATATCCGCGCCGCTCCGGCCCGCTGAAATACGGCGGATCGACCACAGCGAGGTCAAAAGCTTTGTCCGGCAGCTTCTTCATTGCCTCCATACAGTCAACATTTTCAGCAATGTTCATCGCGCGCCTCCTCCACATAGCACCAGCTCTGCGGCGCGCGCTTGAGCTGCAAGCTCTCGTTTCTGCAGGTTCCGTTGTTTTCCCAGTACATGGCACAACTCTCGCAATACCAGCTATTCGGGCACGCTCGGCGGAACTCGCTCAGTTCGCGCGCCTCGTCGTAGATGCGCAGATCGGAGATGTGCCAGCCGTAACCATCGCCCCACGCGAGGTAATCATTCGACATTTTAGGCGTCAAGCAGGCTGCATTGAGCAGCCCGCCGACGGGCGATGTGCGCATAGTGGCGGCGTCGCAAATGCGAGTCTCCACTAAATTCGGAATGCCTGTGTACCCGATGTGCGTGATCCAGTCGATTCGGTCGCAGGTAAACTCCCCGATAACCTTGCCCTTGCGGTCTGCCCACTTGCCGCGGTTCCACTTGGCAACATCACCCCCAAGATCAACTCGAAAAAACTCGTTACAGCCTTGCAGCGTGCAGTAGATATAGCACTTAAACGGCGTTTTCATCTTTGGGCGCGTCTTGCGCACCTCGATCGTTTTATCGCCATTGATGATCTTCTCGCACCACTTCGGGCGAATGCTTAGCATGACAGCCTTACTCATTTTGCATTGCCTCCAATGCCTTCTCCGCCTCCTCATTCAGCGGTCGAATATAGCCCGCAGCAATATTTTCGAGAAATATGTTATAGGGCTGATGAAATACGATTCCGCCACACACATAAGCAACCGCAAAGTGGATCCGTTCCATAATTTCCGGTCTCTCTGGGTCGCTTGTATTAAGCATTGAGCCGTCCGGTTTGCACGGCAGCACCACCAGCCGCCCGTCCCTGTCTGCTTTCAACAGCTCCCGAATCCGCTCTGCCTTTGACGTGTCATCGCTAAAGGCAGCTTCGATGATGACCTTCGCGTTTTCACACTGCTCCGACGTCAGCCCCGTGTTCTTGTATGCGAGCAAATCCTTTCTGATATTCGAATAATCCTCAATGAGCTGCTGCACCACGAACCGCTGCGTCATCGGCCACGCCGCGATCTGCTCTTGCAGCTTTTTCAGCGCCTCACCCGAAACCATCACGTCTCCTCCTTCTTTCTCCTCTCCAATATGCTGAGGCAGTTCGGCTTCAGGTCCTGCCATACCGGCGATTCCGGGTCTCCCACGGCCATCATCATGCTCACCTTGAAGATCTCCGCCACCGCTTTGTCTCTGCGCGCGAGCATGCTGTAGACCGCCGTGAGCAGATAGGCCGATTCGGCGAGCAGGTCTTTCATCGACCCTTGGGCCGCCAGTTCCTTCACGTTTCCGTTCTCATTCTTGTAGCTGATCATGTTCTTTCCTCCACTTTTTTCAGCGCGCAGTACATCAGGCAGTTCTTCTTTGCCGTGTCGCGCAAAATTGCCGTATGGATTGCCTTGCCGCTCTTGTCGAAGTGCATTTCGTAGCCCTCCGGGTAGTATTCGATGCCGTCGTACAGCACCTTCGGCTTGTGATAGGTGAGCATCGCCGCGCTCACACAGAGCTTCAGATAGTCGCTTCGCTTCATACCGCTTCACCCGCCTTTTCCCTGATGAGCTGCGCCAGCGCGTCCAGCGCGCGGTAGATCTTCGGCCGGCTTTCCTCGTCCAGCTCGTCCACGATCTCCGTCATGCGGTTCACGGTCTCCTGCGCCTGCCGGAACAGCACGCTGAATTCCGCGAGCGCCTTGTTGTCCATCGCCGCCGCGCTCTTCTTCGTCTTTTCCAGTGTCTCGCGCAGGGCCGTGCGCTCGTCCTCGGCCTTTTTCAGCGCCTCCGCCGCGGCCGCCATCTCGGCCTTCGCCTTTTTCAGCTCGTCCCTGGCTTTTTTCAGCTCCTCGGCCTTCTTGCCGAGCGCCTCCGTCTTCTCCGCTTCCGCGTCCTTCTTCGCTTCTGCCACCGCCGCCGCGATCTGTTCCTCGCTCGCGTCCACGGTCTGCACCGCCACGTCCACTGGCTGCTCGCGCAGCGCTTTCAATTCCCGTTCCAGCTCCGCCGCGCGCTCCTGCGCGGCCAGCGCCGTTCCCTGCGCGTTTTCCACCTCGGCGCGGGCAGCGTCCGCCGCGTCCTGCGCCGCCTGCACCTTCGCGTTCGCTTCCTCCGTTTCCTTGCGCTGCGCCTCGAGCGCGCGGCGCGCCTCGTTGCGTTCCGCCTCGGCGATCTTCTGCTGCCGCACAGCCTCTTCAAGCTCGCGCTTGCTCATCTCCGCAACGCTCTTTTCCTCCCCGTTGACAAGGTGTTTTTCGCTCGCGAAATTCTCTCGCTCAGATGCCGGCAAAGCCAATAATGCCAAGGCTTTCGAGGTTCCCAAATCCCCCACCAGTGAGGTATTTCCGTATTCCCTCGCGAGCTGCATAAAACGCTGCGCGCTCGTCTCCGAAAACTCCACTTTTTCGCTCAGCCACGGCAGCCATTCCCCGTGCTTGAGCTGTGCTTTCGCCTCCATCAGCCGCTTGCCGATCTCAATGACCGCCTGTCCGCCGACGCTCTTATAGAAGATGATCTCGTCCGTGATGGTCGTAATGCTGCGCTCTTCTCCCGCCGCATTCATCATCAATTCTTCGCTCATGCGCCTTTCCTCGCTTTCTGTTCTTCATGCTTTTCTTCTGCGTATCTCCGCCGCTGCTCTTCCATGAACCACGGCGTCAGCACCTCGCGCTCCCACTTGTCGCAGAAGTCGCGTACTTTCTTCGGAATATTGTGACAGTATTGCTTCCTGTCCCCGTGGTGCTCGTTGCCGTAGCCGTGCAGCTGGATCTCTCTCGGCCTTTCCATCGTCAGGTCGATGTTCAGCGTGTAATAGCTGCGCTCCGGCCTGCGGTAGTGCCGCACGAAGAAGATCGGCTTGCCGCCGCAGTGCTGCGCGCCGTAGGTGCCGACGCAGTGCCGCAGCGTCTTTCCTTCGTCGATGAGATCCTGCTCCTGCTGCGGGATGCGAATGCACAGCTCGCCGTCCGTCCACTCAAGCGCCTTGAGCCTCAGGTAGACCGGCGTGAACTGCACCGAATAGCTTTTCAGTCCGTTCTGCGCCGCGTACCGCTCCATGATGCGGTCGTGCGCCGCTTGCAGATCGCGCGGCCATAGCATTTCCTCCTGGTCGGCGAGCCACAGCGCCCGCAGCACGCACCGGTAGTCGAGCAGCAGCTGCACGCCGCCCTTGAGCATTTTTTGCTTTTCGAGATAGCGCACCGTGCGCGATGGCGTCATGTCCGGCTCCACGTTTCGGATGCCGAGCAGCTTCTCCATGCTTTGCGCGCCAATCTTTCTGACCTCCTGCATAAATTGCAGCGCGTCCGCGTTCTTCACCTCTCTGCGGTATTTGCCCCAGAGCGCGGCCGTCTCTCTGCCCCATCGTTCGCCCCGCAGCGCGCGATAGGCCTCCTTGCTCATGCCGAGCATGCGGTTCGGCTTCGTCTCGCTCCAATCGACCCACGCGATATTCGGCGCGTCCTGCAATAGATAGCGGTTGCCGCAGGTGTCCAGCTCGTAGTCGATGGCTTCCGTCACCGCCGCGGAAAATCCGCCGCGCATCAGGTTCTCCACCTGCGGGTGCTTCTGCCAGACGTGCAGGTAAGCGCCCGGCCAGTCCCCGCCCTTTCCGATGTATTCCTCGAGCGCGGTCTTTTCTCCCGTCGTCCCGCCGGTCTCCGGCCCGTATTCGCATACCCAGCCGCCGACCTGCCTGCCGTTGATCGCGCCATGGCAGTAATACGGCTGCTGCATCGGGTCGCAGCTTCTCTCGCACGGTGTCCATGTCACGTCCTGCACCTCTGCGCTGTGCCGCACCGCGCGGAAGCGCCGCAGCCTTCCCATCTTGTCCACGATGAGCGCCGCGTGCGGCAGAAAGTGCGTCGTGTCCAGTCCGGTGTCGTCCTGGTACCTCGATACGAGCCAGTACATCACCGTGAGGTAGCCCTCCACGTTCAGCGTCTCGGCCTGCATGACCTGATGCGTGCGCCCGTGCTTGAGCTTGCTGCGCCTCGTCACCTCAACGCTTTGCCAGCAGTGCGGGCAGATGATGGTCTCGCCCTCGTAGTAGACGATCGCCTCCGGCTCACCCTTTTCTGCATAGCCCTTGTAGTTCATGCCGTCCTCGCCTTCAAGCAGGACGATCCCGCTGTCCTCGCCGTCGCTTTCGTATCCGGCGATAAAGTCCTCGCCGCAAGCCGAGCAGGTGCAGCGCGCGCCCCACCGTCTTTTCCGCGACCGCTGCCACTTATCCCAGTCCTCCGCGTCCATGGTCTGCGCGATCGGGTCGGAGAGCTCAATGCTCTCCCGGTGGTAGAGCAGCAGGCCCGTCCCCAATGCATCTTCATCGTAGACGGCCATCATAACTTCCTCTTGCAGATCGTCGCACGGCTGTGTCGGCAGCTTCCCGGCAAGCTCGCGCCAGTGCGCGTCCACGCGGCGGCTCATAGGAAGTCCGCAAGATCTACAACCTTGCGCTCCTCTTTCCGGCGCGGACTCTCTTCCTTGCGCCCCGGCAGGCCGAAGAACTCGCGCAGAATGTCCTCCGCCTCCGCCGGCGTCACACACCCGCAGTTGCCGACCTTGTTCTTCTTCGCCCGCTCGGCGATCTTCTTCTCCGCCGCCGCGAGCGTCATTTCCTTGTTCTCGCGCAGATCCGTCAGCAGGATCTCCGCCGCACTCTCGTTGCCTCGGATCATGTCCTTTAGCTGCTCACCTGCCGCCCAGACCGCCGAGTGTTCCTTCGGCTGCTGCGCTTCAATGGCGGCAATGGCTTCCAGTACCTTGCTCATTTTCCCTTGCTTTTCCTCGCGCCCGCGTGATATAATGGACGCAAGGAAAACTCCTTTCCAGTCGTTTTCCTCTGGCGGTTGACCGGCTCCATCGGTCAGCCGCCCTTTTTATTTTCCTTCATATCCTTACCCTCGCGCGCACCGCCCAGTCCGGCATGGCGCTTTTGGCCCTCGTCCGCGTGTCCGGCTCGTAGAGCGGGCAGCGCAGCACGCGGTAGCTTTCCATGGCGTAGTAGTAGGTCGAATAGCCCTCGAGCTTGTGTCCCTGCCTTCGGCTGCTCGTCCCGCGCACCACTGTCTTTTCCGCCTCCCACCCTTCCACGGGCTCGAAGCGCACCTCATGTGTCTTGGGGTCTCTCGCCGTCCATGAGCACCCGCCGCACGCCCGCCGGCATGACCAGCAGAGCGTCGGCCGGTGGTTCTTGTTGCAGAACTTGTCCTCCTTCATCGTCTACTCCTGCGTCATCTCAACGGCGATCTTCGATAGGACGGATACAATGACCCATTCCGCCGCCGTCGCAGCGCCGGCGCGCGTCAGCTCGTTTGCAAGCGCTCTGTATGCGTCGTCGTTCTGGTCCTTGATGGCGTCCCACATTTCTTTGTGGACTTTTTCGACGTCGCCTGCCATCTTCTTCGCGCGCTCAAGGTGCCCCTTGATCTCGGCCCAGCTCTCATTGTCGCTGGCGAATCCGCGCCCACGCTCCTGCACCGTGCTTTCCAGCAGCTCCGCCGCCGTGCGTTCCAGATTCCCTAATAACTGCCCGTTCGGTGATAAGTTGCTCATTTGATCCTCCTTTTCTTTCTCGGCTCGTCCAGCTTCAGCACCAGCGTCATGCCCTGATAGGTGAGCCACGCCGCGCCGATCACGGTGAGCCATGTCACGTCCGGCTCTTCCGCCGCCGCTGCCATCGCCTCCGCCTCGGCTGCCAGGCAGTCCGGCGACAGCAGGCACAGCAGCAGCACCGCGATCCACAGCAGCACCGCCAGCCGCAGCATCGTCTGCGCGCGCCGCAGCGCCCGCTCCTCTCTTGTGCGTCGGTCTCTCTTTTGCATTTCTTCCCTCTCTTTCTGCAAAGGTGTTTCCCTTGCCTCTTATTGTTTCACGTGGAATTTTGCCTTTCCGCGGCACAGTTCGTTCAGATAGGTCACGCGCAGCCATGTGCCCAGCTTCTCGCGCTGCTCGTCGCTGAGCGTGTCCACGTCCACCTCTCCGCCGTCCGCCGTCTTGACGTAGGCCTTTACGATGATCGGCTCCTGTTTTCGCTTCCCCATGCCCGCACGCTCCTTTCCCTCAAATGTATGCCGCCCCGGTTTGTCCGCTTGCCCTGCTCCCGCCGCCGTGCTATACTGGCGGCGAAAGGAGGTGAAAATATGTCATCTGTTCAGAATTTTGTTCCCAACGAAGCCGACAAGCTCTATTCTCATTTTGAGCAGACGCTCGCTTGTGCCTGGGCGCAGGCTCATTTGTCTGACTTCATGCGCAGGAACCCGAATGCTCCCGCCGCTGAGCGGAAGCAGATCTTTTTAGATGCGCTCGAGGGCGGCCTTGGCATCGCTCTCGAACTCCGTCACGGCGATGCGTGATCTATCCATCGCTTTCTGATACGCTTTTTGAGCCAGCACACACGCCGTGCTCAATTCTTCCATGCTTGCCCCTTGCTTTGCCGCTGCTTCCACCAGCGTCATGGCGAGGGGCTTTGCATTTGGCTGCGTTCGCGCAATAGGCGCGAACAAGATGTCGTCCATTCCCTTCACACTCCTTTCCCCTTGCCGCAGCCTTTCAGTTCGCAAGCGTTCTCTACTTTAAGTAGACTGCTTGGCAAAAAAAATAGAATCAAAGCTAATGCCGGTGATTTCCGCGATCTTCTGCCCTTGCAGAATGGTCGCGGATTCCGGCTTAGCCTCAATTCTTCTGTATGTGTCTCTGTTAACGCCGAGTTTTTCCGCCATCTGAACCTGCGTGTAACCAGCCATCTGTCTTGCCTGTTTCACCGAGAAAGTCATGTCTGCACCCCCTTTCTGCCATCACTATAATCTACTATAAGTAGAAAGTCAAGAACTATTTGTAGAATTATTTGATTTTGATGTTGATTTTTTTCTACTTTCAGTGTATGCTACCCTCAACAAGTGGAGGTGATTTTTATGCCTATTGGTGAGAATATCAAGCGTTTGCGCGAATCGCGCGGACTTACGCAGGCGCAGCTCGGCGCCATTGCCGGCGTGTCTGATAAAGCAGTTTCGACTTGGGAATCCGGCACTCGTGAGCCTCGTATGGGCGCGATTGAGAAGATCTCTTTGCACTTCGGCGTTCCGAAGAGCGACATTCTTTTTGGCAGTGAAGAGTTGATAGAAAAAACCGCCGACCTGAAGGTCGACGGTCTTTCCCCGAAGGAGAATGAACTTCTTGCTCTCTATCGCGGTGTGAATCCTGACGGGCAGCGCTACATTTTGCAGCAAGCGGAATTTGCCAATTCTCGGGAAGAATACCGTCTATCTCCCGCCCCTACCGCAAAGTCGGGCGCGTGATTCACGTTGATTTTCAAAGAAAATATTAAAGCCCCGCCGTTCTATCTGTAATGTTTCCCAGCAAAGGAGTGACCTTTTATGACCCCGCCGAAAGGCTTTACTTCTCCCGTCCCCGCGCCCCTGCCTAATCTTCGCATTGCTGCGGCCTATATCCGTGTTTCCACCGATGAGCAGGTAGAGCTCTCCCCCGCCTCGCAGCTCGTTGAGATTCGCAAATGGGCCGCGCGCAACGGCTATATCGTGCCGGACGAATTTGTCTTCATGGACGAGGGCATTTCCGGCCGCGGCGTGAAAAAGCGCGACGAATTCCGCCGCATGATCGGCGTCGCCAAGTCAAAGCCCAAGCCCTTTGACGCGATCCTGCTTTGGAAGTTTTCACGCTTCGCCCGCAACCGTGACGATGCGGTCATGTATAAGTCGATCCTGCGCAAACAGCTCGGCATTGATGTCATCTCGATCTCCGAGCCGGTGGCCGAGGGCGGCATGGGCCTCATCACCGAGGCGCTCATCGAGGCGATGGACGAATACTACAGCATCAACCTTGCCCAGGAAGTCAAGCGCGGTATGGAAGAAAAGCACCGTCGCGGCGAGGTGCAGTGCGCTCCGCCGTATGGCTACGGTCTCAAGGATCATGTGTACGTGCCGAAGCCGCCCGAGGACGACTATGTGCGGGAGATCTTCCGCCGCTATCTCGCGGGCGAAGGTTTCTTCCCCCTTGCCCGTTGGCTGAACAGCTGCGGGCAGCGCACGCACCGCGGCGGCAAGTTTGAGAACCGTACCGTTGAGTATATCCTGCGCAACCCCGTCTACATCGGCAAACTCCGCTGGAACCCGACCGGTCGCACCCGCCGCGACTACAAGAACGAAAACGTTGTCCTCTCCGACGGCAAGCACGCCCCTCTGATCGACGAAGAGACCTTCTCTGCCGTCCAGCGCCGCATCGACGAGCAAAAACTTCTCTACCCGAAGTATTCCCGCCAGTCCTGGACACAAAAGCATTGGGTTTCCGGCCTCGTCCATTGCGCCGCCTGCGGCGGCTCCCTCGTCGTGAATACACCCGAGCATCTGGTGTGTAAAAATTATATTCACGGCTCCTGCCTTGTCCGGCAGTCGATCCGGCGCGACGTGCTGGAGGACGCGCTGCTTTCCCGTTTCCGTGAGGACGCCGCGCGCGGCTCTTCTCCCGAGTTCGAGGTGGTTCGCTCCGGCGACAATGGCGTGTCTGCCATGGCCGCGCTGGAAGCGTCCCGCGATTCCGCCGCCCGTATGCTCGACCGCCTGCGCGACGCCTATCTCACCGGCGCCGATACCGTGGAAGAGTACAAGGCGAGCAAGGCCGCCGTGCAGCAGCGCATCGCCGATCTCGACGCGCAGATCGCCGCCATGCAGAAAGAGGATAGGGCCGCCGCCGATCCGAAGCTGCTGCGCTCCGCTCTCCGTTCCGTCGTCAAAACGCTGCAATCGCCCGACGCCACCGTCGCCGAAAAGAACGCCGCCGTCCGCAGCGTTGCCGAAAATATCACATGGAACAAAGCCGCCAACACCCTGACCGTCCACTACCGCCTCGTCCTTTAGCCTGTCATGTTTATGGTTAATTGGTATATGGAGGCCCAGACGGGGAGCTTGGTGCATCGCTGCGCTATCTTTCCCAGCGCTACTCCATGCCCTACCCCGAACTCAAGGGACTGCTGACCGACATCGGTACAGAGGAAGCGTCATGAACCCCAATTTTGTCGCGGTATTTTTCCAGTCCGTCCAGCACATAGACCCACTTGGCGGGCAGCAGATTGAGCGCCACCTCTACCCTGCCGTCCCGGTACACGGTCA